CTATCATTTACAATGAAGTTCACAAACTTCTCTAGCTTATGAGCAAAAATCATCATAAGAGCCAAATCATTTTTTAAAGAAGTTTCCAATGATAAATTTGAGTCTGTCGCAAATAAATGCGGACTAGTACCGGCCGCTGAATAAATATTCAGATACGCTTTATCAATACTATTAACTGAATTATCATTAGATGTTTTAGATACAATTGAATCAACATCTCCATAGGTAGTCAACACAGAAATGTTAGGATTATTCTTCATCATCCCAACTAATCCCTTGTGCATTACTTCTGCCTCTGTTGGCTCAAATAATAATTCTCCATCTTGTAAATGAGGTATCTTGTTGACAATAATTTTTCTGATTTCTTCTAAATCTCTTTCCTTATTAATATCTCTTGATTGGTCATATTCAATAGCGGCAGGAATGATTTTTAGAAATAATGGACCACCATCAAGAAAAGGTAAGCAAATCCCCATTTCTGCTGGTATGAACATCCATCTACTCTTGGCTGTCTTTGCTTTATACTTCCTATACCAATTTGCTACTACCTTTGGATATACTTGTAAAGCAGCCTTTCTATCTTCCTTATCAAAAATAGTATCAAAATATGACACATCAAACTCAATCAAATCATTACCTTCTTTATCCTTAAAACGAGAACGACAATAAAATATTGGTAGGTCAATCAAAGAAAAACCATCTTTACCATTAGGCTGAATAATGCCATAATAGCAACCATCTCTTAAAGCCGCAACCGCCATGTTAACAAATAAAATCGGCAATTGAATGTTATCAATAAAATTAACTGCACTATAATACTTCTTTTGAATATACTGTTCGGAGAGAGTTTTGTTAAAACCTGGATTAGGAATTAAAATACCAGTATATTTTAATAATGTAGCATAATGCATTAATAAACGCCAATAATATCCGCCTTGATTAAAATAAGTTCTGGATAATTGAATTTGTGCTTCTCTACTGCCTGATTCAATTATGTCTTCAATCTCTTGTAACGTATATTTTCTAGCCTGAACATAACGTCTTCCAAAATCAAATCCATAGCTTGAATTATAACTATTTTCACTAGTAGCAATCATATTGTTGTAGGAAGAAGTAAAAGTAGTTAGAAACTCTTTTTCTTTGTCTCTACTCATTTATCCCTCCCGTGAAGAAAACTAATCTACGCTCTCCATTACGACGACGATGTGATTTAGTATAATGCTCTTCTTCAAGTTCCTTAATTCTCCATAATCCATAAGAAAAAGCTGAATATTTATCCTTAGGATAACGAGTATTAATTCGTTCAAGAATGATATCTAAACTCGCGCCGGTATGTTTTAAACGCAAATTACTCATTTCTTCAAAAAGTTTTGTTGTCATCTGATGCGGCATTAACCGCATTACTCTTTGTTCATTTGTCATCTTTTGACCAATTTTAGTAGCAAGAAGCGCACTTTTCGCATCTTGTTCTTTTATCAAGAAACGCACCATTCCGCTATTTAAACGACTATAGCAGTTACCATGTATTTTTGAGTTTAATGGACCATTGGCTTTAATTCCATAAAGAATTTGTTTGGCTTCGCGTGGTTGAATTTGTTTGTAATCATCATCATTCTTAAAACCATAAGGTGGAAGAAAATTACCAAGTTCATCATAGTGAGGTTTAACCAATTCATCTGCGATACCAACACCAAGACCATTCGTATCTACTACTACTTCTCTTGGATTAAATAGAGCAATAATCTTTTTTAAATCTATCGCTTGAACTGTAAAAGGCTTAGTTTTTGGTGTTCGTCCTAATACATATATATTTACTAGAGTAGAGTAAAACTTATTATTAATTACATTAACTCTAAATACACAAACAACTGTTTGGTCATTTAAACGACCTACGTCTACTGATATTAAGTAGAATTGTTCTGAGCTTGGTCTATTAATTGCGTGCGTTTCTGGATTCTTAATCTTACGATATTTAGTAAGTTTATCAAATGAGAACCATGATTCTTCACTAGAACCTTGCC